AAGTAGAAGCAGAAGATGTTGAGATTATTGCTGAAGCTGTTAAGGATGATGAGATAGTAGCTGAAGCAGTAGAAGAATATGTTGAGAGAGCTGTAGAAAATAAGGATGTAGAGAACTATACTCTTGCTGATGTTGTTACAGAGGTACAGTACGAAGCATTCTTAGAGAATCCAATAGAAACATTTATAGATTTAGATTTTGAGGCAATAGAAATAGGAAATATTGGAGATGATATGACACAAGATCAGAAAGAAAAAGCACAGGAGGTCGTAGTTCCTGTAATTTTGACTAGAATAGCTAGTATGGCAGCTTATGTATTTAGGAGAAGTCTATGATTAACAAGCTATGGAACTGGTTTGTAGAAGCAATAAAAGAAACATTAAACCTTAGTTGGACTTTGGTTGGTTTAGTTATTGCTACGCTTACACTAACTGGATCAGCACAGCAAGTTACAGGATTAGCTACTATAATAACTTTAGCTGTATGGTTATTGACCATTGGTTTTAGAAAAGGAGATTAGTATGGACTGCTGTGGTAGTGGTTGCTGTGGTGGTGAGTAATGTGTAAATGCAACTACTTATGTTGTGGTTGTAAATTACATTGTGGTAATTGGAGGAACATATGAAACTACAAGTTATTAGAACACAATTTGGAACAGATGCAACAAATGGGTTGCTATTTATAGATGGTATTTTTGAGTGTTATACACTAGAGGACCAGTATCAAGCAGTAAAAGTTATGCACGAAACCTGCATACCAGAGGGTACATACAATATAAAGTTTAGAAAAACAGGTGGTTTCCACGCTAAATATACAGAGAGATATAAGAACGCACATCACGGAATGTTACATATACAAGATGTGCCTAACTTTACTTATATACTTATACACACAGGCAATACTGATGAACATACATCAGGTTGTTTAATTGTAGGAGAGACACAACAAGATTTAGAGGTATCTAAAGATGGTTTTATAGGCAGTAGTGCTGTAGCTTACAAAAAAATGTATGCAAAAGTAGCAGGACAGTTGCTGCAAGGCAAAGATGTGACTATAGAATACACAACAATAAACAATTTATTAAATAAAGATGTAGATAATCAAGCAAAAGACCATACTGTTTTAGCTACCACAGTTTACGATAAATTACAGGAAATAAATGGTAATGTTTTGATAGGTAATGCTATGTTGAAAGGTAGATTGATAACATAATGTTTGAAAGATTTAAAAGAGCAAGAGACAAAGATGGTAAGTTCAAGAAGGACTTATGGTGGACACCTTGGTCAGAATCATGGGAGTATAGAATGAGTGTAGACCTCAAAGATATGCTTGAAAGAACTGCCTGGACCTTCATTGAAGCGTTCATTGGTGCATTAACAGTTGCTCCATTAGTTGGTGTAGAAGCTGAAACAATTCAGTTAGCTGCATTAGCTGGTGGTGGTGCTGCACTTGCAGTCATCAAGACATACGCAAAAAAACAAATAACTAAGTAGTAGAAACTGTCTTATCTTTGTAGTAAACTGTCAATGACAGGGCAAAGGAGGACAGATGTCCAAGAATAACACACCTGAAGAGTGGGGTAATAACTTCTATAAGTCAGGTTGGAAGCCTGGCGTAGATATTAATGACCAAACTGGGCAAGGTGAAATCACACATGTTGGAACAGACCCAAACTACAACAATAAGTTTGATGAAATTCTAAAACAATGGGGGTATGACCCTAAATTATACGAGATTGAGGGTACAGTTAGGTCATCTTCATGGCAAGTTCAATTGAAAGGTGGGAGAACTGAGACATTCTTTGCTTTTAAAGGGCTTGTAAAGAAGAAAAGACCTGGACAAGACAAGTATTTTAAAGCATTATTTAAACAAGCAGGTAAAAAACCACCATTAAAACTTAAAACACATGGAGGTGATACTGCTTTTTTGTTTTTTATGGCTGATTGGCAGCTAGGTAAGAAAGATTATGGCGTTGAGAACACACTTAAACGCTACGATATAGCTCTACAAGATGCAGTAAATAGAATTAAGGAACTGCGTAAGGCAGGTGTCCAGATAGATGAGATATATATGATTGGACTAGGTGACCTTACAGAAAACTGTTATGGTTTCTACGATAGTCAGCCATTTAATATTGAGTTAACAATGATAGAACAGTATGCGTTGGCTAGGTCTATGATGATGAAAACAGTAGAGACATTCTTACCACATGCAGATAAACTTGTATTAGCTGGAGCTCCAGGTAATCATGGTGAGGCTTCTCGTTCACAAAAAGGTCAAGTCGTTACTAACAGATTAGATAACACAGATACTATGCACTTGCAGATATGTGAAGAGATAATGAAAGCTAACCCTGAAAGATATAAAAAGGTATCTGTTGTAGTTCCTGAAGGCTTTCATCAAGTTATGACTATCAAAACTATCCCATGTGCTTGGACCCATGGTCACATGACAGGTTATAGTGGAGGTAATCCTGAAACTAAGATAGAAAACTGGTGGAAAGGTCAGATGTATGGTTTCTTACCTGCAAAAGATGCACAAATTCTTATTACAGGTCATTACCATCACTTTCGTGCAAAGCAGCAGGGAGATAGGACTTGGTTTCAATCACCTAGCTTAGATAAATCCTTAGACTTTACTGCTAGAAGTGGTATGTGGTCGCACCCTGGTGTGCTTACCTTTACTGTTAATAAAAAAGGTTGGGATAACTTAAAGATATTATAAAGGTAATGTCTTAAACTTTTTCTCTTGACCTTTGAAGTCTTTCTCGTGATAAGTTTCGTATTCCTCTATGCTATCCCACATCTGTAGTACTTCCTCAAATGAATACCACTTGACCTCTTTAGTTTTTCTGTTGACATAAGTCAAACCAACTTTAACTTCAGGATAATCTTTTGCTCTGTCATACATCTCTTGTAGTTTATCCATATCAGAGAACTTTATTTTCTTTGTACCTTTAACCTCTGTCAAGAATAACTTATCTCTCCTGTTAAAGATGTAATCAGGAATAGTTATTATGTCTGTGTAGTACCAAAAGAAATTAATACTATGTTCCCATGGGCTAGTTGCTGCTTTTAACCAGTCTTTCTGTTTTACTAGCCCTAAGTCTGTAAGGTGTTGCTCAAAGATATCCTCTGCTTTTTTACCAACACCATCCTTTACCCTGTCGTTGTAATCCATTTCGTTAAAAAGCATTACTCTTCTTCTAAATTAGTTGTTGTAAGTACTTGTATGTTAGGAAGTATTGCAAGTAATTGCAGTTGTCCATTAGGCAACACAATACTTTTACCCATAAACAAAGGTACTTCCTTTTCGTTTCTCCTATTTAATAATTCTGCAATCAACATACCTTCTGTTGCTTTGCTTAACATTACATCAATCATTCTTTCTCCTTTTATTTCCTCTCTTGTTTAACTTAACCCATACATCATAATCAAAATCAAAATGGTAGTTCAGTTGTTTTAGCTCCCTGCTCTTTTTCTTTGAGTAAGGCATTACATGTCCTCCATTCCCACTTATATGGGTTGTTGTCATCTTGTAGTTTATATCTCTGTCCACAAAATAAATTACCTTTGCTATCTGTGTACATCACTTTATCTTTATTGTTACAAAGATAAGATGCTTTACACTTTCTATCAGGCTCAGGTGGTATATCAAAATTGTAGTTAGGATATTTTTCTTTTAATTTTTCTTTAAGTTTCTTAACATTAAAGATTTCCCCTGCACTTTCTAACTCCATGACTACGATGGGTCTTTTAGTGTCCAGTCTCCATCTGTGTCAATCCAATCAAATATATTTTTCTTTGTTGCATTACCACTAGCTAAGAAATCCTTAGCTTTCTTTACAAGCTCTGTCTGTCCATCATCAGTAGCTTGTGCAACTTTATCATTAAATGTTTTAAGTTGCTTGTCTGTAGGTGGCTCTTGTTCCCATGCTCCACTTGGTATGTCTGTCATTTCATCTCCTTTTGTTTCATCTTGTACTGGTTGTGTATCAAACACAACATCAACAATATTTTCATCCTCTAAAAACACTTCAACTCTATTTAAGAATTTATCCATGTCTTTGTTTGTCCAGTTGTTAACATCATCGCTAACCTCTGTATCTTTTACCATGTCATTGTATATCTTAGTCTTTACCTCTCCCATTTTTTTTGAGTTAGGTATCATTTCTTTTAGTATCGTATTCAATTGCTCTGCAACAGGTTGCTTCTTAGCTCCAATGTCCTCTGCAAATTTGTTAGCACTTTCGTTTGTTGTTACTGCTACTTCTTTTGCAGTTGGGCTAGGTTTATTTGGCTTTGGTTTTGGTGGAGGCGCTCCATCATCATCATAAAAATCATCAGTTCCACTCCATAACTCTACTCCTAGTCCTGCTCTCATACTTGCTCTTTTAAAAGCATCACTCTCTGCAAGTTTAAGACACTCACCTTGTGTTGCTCTTTGTAAAGCTGGTGCTTCAACATCTCCTGCACCCTGGTAAACTAAACCATCAATAGTTAACTTACCAATAGCACCAACTATCTTGTTATCTATAATGACAGGCTCAAACTCCCACTCATACTTTACATCACAGTCTCGTAGTCTCTCTACATATACTGCATGATTAACAAACTTCCCAAACTTTCCCTTTGGTGGGTCTTGTACTACCTCCTCTGGAAAAGGTGCAAGAAGTTTCTTTTTAGTTTCTTTATTCATTTATTCCTCCTCTGTTCTTGTTGCCTGTATAACTGCGAATACCCTTTGTCTTGTAACTTTAAGTATTGCTGCAATTTTTATCATGGATAGACCATTATTGTATGCGTGTGAGACAATTTGTTGTCGTTGTTCTAATAAATTGTCTAAGTTATTTTGGTTGTGGTCTATCTGTTGTTGTATATTTTCTAGTGTCAATTCAATATCATTAACATCTATCATCTATCCTCCTCTAATTTGTATAATTTTATTTAATTGTTTAGCTAGTTACTGCAATTAATCTAACTATGAAAGCGTCTCTATGGTCATTGTCTTTCAACTCTCTAACCTTTAGTTGTGCCTCATGTAGAGTATCGAAGTCAAACTCCATACTTCCACCATAAATAGATGTGCTTAGTACCTTATACATAGTCTCCTTATGTACATATCTAGTGTCAGTTTAACAGGTATTGTCATGTATGTCATGGCTAAAATGGTGGTTCTTGATAGTCCATTGCACCATCATAAGCTAATTCATCATTGAGTTCTGCTAACTCTACCTCTTTATATAGTTTCTTTAGGTGTCTAATCTGTTGTTTGTAGATATATTTCTTAGTATCGTATCGTGCATATCTATCATCACTCCACCACCTAATACTATCTTTCTTTTCTTTCTTTAGGTTATTTAACTCTGCTTGTAGTTCATCTTGTAAATGTTCAATAACTTCGTACGAATTAGGATAACTCCTAAATTTTTTTGACATTATTCCTCCTCCTCTCGTGTATCATCTACATTAAATTTAATAGTTATATATTGATTTGTGTCTGCTATAAACTCCCAATCTGTATGTCCAAACAAACTTTCACATGCACTATCTAACTCCTCTGTATCAATAGAAGCAAAACCTTTATTGTATTCTGCATCTATTTCTACTATCTCA